CCGCTTGATACCTCGTAAATCTGGACAATGACGTCAGTTGAGTTAAATAGATGGGTAACCGCAGTTGTTGAAGTACCAGAAGCACTTGCAGCACAGGCTTGTTTTGCAATACGAGCAAGGGCTGGAGTTGAGGTTGTTGAAGTTCCAGCGGAGGTTACGATACCAAGGTTCTGACGAGCGGCAGCGGCCGTTGAGGCACCAGTACCACCGTCTGCGACGGCTACGTCTGTGCCGTTCCAAACACCAGTCGTAATCGTTCCAAGGGTTGTAATTGAAGACTGACCAACATAGGTTGACGCAATGTCAATCGCGTCTGCGGTAATAGCTGTTCTGTTAGCTGTTACATTGACATTGATTGTGTTTCCGTCTTGAGAAAGACCGTCACCAGAAGTAAACGAACCGGCACCAGAGAACTGTGTCCATGCGATTCCTGTTGTGTCTACTGTTATTGTTCCGTTCGTAGAAACAACAAAACCCTTATCTGAGTTGACCGTACCCTCTTCAACAAAGGTAAAAGTTCCAGATTTTAGTTCACCTGTGTCGGCTGTCCCATTGGCGTCAGACGAACGCGATGCTGCGCCAGTAGCAGTGGCTACGTAAATGCCGTTTTCCGATGCGGTTCCTTGATTTTTTACGAGAACACGGTCACCAGTTACAAGTGTTACACCGTCAATTGTGTCGCCGTTATTAAGGTCGGAAGAAAGGTTAATTGCTCCAGTTGTGGCAACCCTTACCGACTGTTTGACATCAAGACCCTGACGGGCAGCGTCTACATATCCCTTGGTGGCAATGTGTGCTGCATCTGTTGGGGTAGCAACTTTAGCATTTCCGCTTGCGTCTCTTTTGACTATCTTGGAAGCAGTTGCGTCAGAAGTTGCGTCTGTGATTGCTTGCCACATTGCAGCCGGCATAAGACCAGCAGAGTCGGTGTCAGCAACATTGAGAGTAAGGGTTACAGTACCGTTGGACTCAGAAACCGTGAGTGCTTCTGCAATGCCTGCGCCACCACCAGAAGCGATGGAATGAACTGATTTCCTCCAAGCACCATTTGCATACACCATAAGGGTGAAGGTGGCCGTATTGAAGTACATCCGGCCTTCAAAGTTGCCAGTGCTTGGGTTTGTAGCCAGTGCCTCAAACTTGGCATTAATCAGTTGATTCTGATTTAGGTCAAGATTTGTAAGAAATTTTTGTGCCATTTTGCCTCTACCTTACGTAAGATATGCTTTTCCAGAGAATGCCGCAGAGAACGTCACCGTAACCTGAGTATTACTATTGTATTGTACCTCACCAAATACATGAGTATCTGCAGAATCCACAATGGTTACCTGTGGTTTGCCTCCAAGCGCATGAGTTATGACCCATGTTGCTGCTGCGCTCTGCTGAACAAATTCAAGTCTGCTTGTAACAGCACCAGAAGGGGAGTTTGAGCGAACGATAACAAGGTTTGGTGCATCTTGGTCAACGGTTACAAGGTTTGGAGTATCTTGATAAACATTCACGTTGTTTGGGATGGTATTGCTCATCGTGTGACCTCTGGGGAGAGAGTAAATGTTCCCTGTATCACGCGTGATACGAGCCCACCAGAAGAAATAATTTCAAGGTCATAGACTCCACTAGATTCAAGAGCCGAAGTATCCGCGGCACTTATGGTGAGGGTTATTAAGCCTGCAGCACCATTTACAGCAATTCTTCCATTCTCGGTTGTCAATGTAATAAGTGGAGTTGTTGACTCAACCGTTCTTCTGACCTGCATTCGTGCCGTATGGTTCGTGAGCGGGTAGGCCTCGTATTCCGATGGGTCTTGTTCCGTTGGAGTCCTTGGTTGCTCAAGGGCTATGACGCGCGCAAAACTAGCCCCCTGCTGACAGAGTATGTTGTAATTTCCTGCAATCATTGACGAATCTCCATAGAACCATAACTATTGTAGATGAAAAAAACTGACCTAAAATCAGGTCTAGTCTTCATCGTCCACGCTTTTTGAATCACCGGTAGAAATAATGCTGGCAGCATGCTCTAGCATTCCAGACGCTAACCACGGGCTCATTCCGCCTGACACCGATACCGAAAGTTCGCTGGATTCATCGTCCACAACTTCGGCAACAATTATAAAATTTGTAATCAACCGCGCTGGGAGCATTCCCCTCATAAGGAGTTCAAATTGCTGTCTCAGGCTGGTGTCGTCTTCGTCAAACATTGATACCTCCGTAGAATAATCTTACTACGGCGCGACCAGTTCATGAGTCACAAGCACCCCTAGGGGTCGTGCTTTAGCAATGGCTTCAAGGACTAAATCTGAAGACTGTCCAATCAATGAAACGTCTGCCCCAAAAGTTTCATCCCATCTCGTCAATACGTTAACCTGAAAAGGCAAAGTAGAATAATCATATTCTAGAGAAACTGTCTTTGTACCAATAAGCATTAGCTTTGCCGACTCTTTGATGGCAGTATCGGTGCCAGCATTAATCCCATAGTATCCGTTGTCTATTTGCCACTTAACAAGAATTCTTTGGTCTTCTTGGTCAATAGCAGGAGGGTTAAGCTCCGAATAGCTAGTTATCTTTATTGTGTCTGCTGAATCAAGCGTGCTTGAATCCAAAACAAAAGGGTCAGAAACCACTTCTAGTGAAGAAGCAAATCTTGTAATTGGAAGTGTGCCGGAAAATTTTGCTAACCAAATAAGGGTATCTAGGTCTGCGTTGCTTGTCTCGACAAGAAGGCTCTCTAGGTCCGCCTCACCCTCAACGTACCCTTCTGATATGTCAAAAAACGTATACCCAATAGCATTGTTGGACACGACGTCCATTTGTGATGTTGCCACATCGAGATAGCGAAACATTGGCAAATCAAGGTCATCGGTAACTGAAAAGTCCGTCTCTATAAACAATTCAGGCAAATATCCAAGAAGCTGTTCAAGAGAAGCATTTTGTGCTAAAAACTCATATCTAGGGTAGAAAGCAGGACGAGTAAAATAAATAAACTCGCCAACATCTTCTGGGTCTATTGTAATTGAAATATTGAAAGTAGGAGATTCAATATCTGGAACTGCGTCTGTATTAAATCTAATTATCGACCACTGTGGTGAACCCACGCCCTCGGCGTTAATTGATGCTGTTGCTGCGGAAATTACCTTTGTTTCCGTTGAGAGTATCGAGATGGAAGTATTTTCCTGAATTGATGATGTGATAGTTCCGCCAGATGGCATCTTTATAGCAAAAAGAAAAGTAAAAGGCAATCCCCCGTCATTTTCGAATGTTATTAGATTGTCTAGACTCAACTCTACGGTGGCCGACGTAACGCCAATTTTTAACTGACGATAATTTGTAAATGGTGATAATTCAGATATTCCACCGTCGTATATTGTTCCGCCAGAAACCTGCCATTGCAAAGACCCACCAGTAGATGTGAGAGTTTCTTGCACTCCGGTAAGTCTGTTTGTAATCATTACACAACAACTATTTCTATTGTTGCCCGCGGGAGAACGCCCATGTACAAAATTTCGTATCCCGTAGTTTCCGAACCGCTAGTTAGCGCAGAAACCAGTAAAGCATTTCCTGGGGCAACAGTAGAAAGAACGTAGTTTGGAACAGAGCTTGTAATTCCAGTAACACTAGATACGCCAAGGGTCTTTACTGCTTCTACGACAAGGTCGTAATACCCTATTGTCGTATTCCAGTCTGGCCAGTTTTCTGGAGACACATAAGACTCAAGCGCAGTACCAACATTTGTGGCAACCGTACCAGATGCGTATTCCGAGTTGACTTTAATTGAAACGGTAAATGAAATATCAACGATTATAGGGTCAAGAACCTGGAAAGACAGACCTGCAACTATACGGGATTTAACGTCGTCATAAATAGTTGTTTTGAGGTCACTGGATATTGGGTTTCCGTTTTCGTCACATATGAAAACAACAAAATACCCTGGCGCATCTACTGCTGTATCAATCTCAAATGGAGCCATATCCACTACGCTTACAGGGCTAGCGGAATGAGTGGCGACGTTTGTGTATGCAAAAGTACCAGCGCCAGAGTTGGGGCTTGCTGGAACAAAACAACCAGTTGGGGTGCCTACAAGGTCAGCGTTTGTTGTTGAATTGTTTACTATTCTGAACAAACCACTCGTAAAGTCAGCATCAGCAAAAAATGCAGTACCCTGAGTTCCTGTCGTTGTTACAGTTACGGTGGAACCACTAGCGGTCGTGTTGTCCGTTGTTAGGTTTGCGTAGGTAATGGCTTTTGTTAAGTCGTATACCTTGCACCTGTGAACTTCATCATACGTAGTTAGTATGTAAGCCTCAACTTGAGCAGCGGTTACAAGGGTGGAGTTCAGAAGCTGCAGCTTTGAAGTGGCTCTACTGAAATACTCTTCATCCGTTTCGGCTTGATTTCCCTGCACCAAAAGAGACGTTGTTGTACATAAAAGAACACTTCCATTAGGCTGAGCTATTACAAGTTCTGTTCCTATTGGAATAGACGGCAATATCCCTGCAACCGATGCGGTCAACGTTGCGGTAATGGTGTCAAGACCAGCCCCAGCAGTAACTATCTCGGTTGTATGAAATGGGTACTCTGTAAATACTTCACCTTCCGTAGATTCGTAAAGGACAAAAAAATCAGAAGCAACACTCAAGTTGATGCCAGTCATTTCAAACTCAACGCCAATCGTTCCAAACGTTGCCTCGAATCTTGTTATCCCCATCAACTTAAGAATTCCCTCCATTAAGCCGTCTGGGAGATTGTTGATAGAACCAAGAGTAAGAGAAGCGAGCAGTGAGGTCGCCTGCATTATCGCGTCTTCTACTGTTCCGGTTCGTGGCGCAAATTCAGGAAGCGCTAATCTGGCGTACTGAACGGCTTGGGTGTAAAGCTCGTCTGGGCCGAGGTTGTCGCCAGCAAGGTCGATGTATGGGCTGAAGTCAGGAGATGCCATGTTTATACACCAAAGTCCACGTTTAGCCTTTTAGCGCCAAACTTATCGGGAGAGGAAATGGATATTTCATTTACTTTTATTTCTGGCCAGTAAACAGAAAGAACTTGATATATTTCTGACTTTCTCAAAGCCGCGAATGTCGGGTCAGTAATTCCATAGGTAACCTCCAGTGGCATTTCGCCACGCTCCACCTGGCATGCAATGGCAATAATCTGTGAGTAGTACTCGCGGCTACCGTCGGTTAAAACGCCCATACGTCCTTTGTCAAATGTTATTGGTAATTTTATTGTGTCCATAGTATATCCGGTTCGATAGCTGTAATTATAGTTTATTACGTTGTGGGGACTTGTAAGAACAGCATTAAGCTGCTTTACCGACAAGAACTACTTCATCAAATTTATTGTCAAGAAATGCGCATAAAACGCTATCTCCAACAACCAACGCTTCTGAAAAGAATTTTTGACACGGTCCAAAAGTTACCCCAGGTGCAATTTTTGGTATCTTCACAAAAACTCCACCGGAAGTCCGAGCCACTTTTCCAACGTAGTGACCGTTCCTTGGTGGTTTGACAGAGGCACCCTTGGTGCTTTTTGTAAATCGTGATTGCGGGTCTGGAATCATGGTGGGGTTCCTAGGTTGGTGGCGCTGGAAGCGAAAAGGTTTCGTGTTGGAGATGTTCCGTATAGAGAAGTTATCGGCTTGCCTTGTTGATTTTTGGGTTCCTCTGGTGTTCTGAATTGAACTTTTGCTGAATCTGGCGAGCCCTCACTAAAACTCACAGAGGTTATTAAATATCCACCAAAAAAATAATTTGGTTCAGGGCCAATTAATCCTGTGTACCCAGGTCTTAATTGACCACCATTCGGCATAAGGACCTCACAGCTACCACTGGCAGCAAGAGGGTCGTTATCCGATGTTTCAAAACTTGGATACGTAGCGAGTTGGAACGCTTTTCCAGTAACAGCATCAGCATTAGGACTGTTGGCTAAGTACCCTTCACTTATTAAGAATTTTAAATCAAGTTCCGTTCCCAATGTAGGGATGTGGAGAAGAGGGACGTATTTTTTAGTTTCATATTTTTTAGTTGTCCCGTTGTAGACCTGTGAGCTCAGTAGACCAAATTTCCATAATAACCATTCTTGCTGTGCATAGACCAATGTGCCATCAACCTCAAAAACAACATATTGATTTTCCCCTGCAGTTCTAGTTAAAACATCCCATACGGACTCTTCGCTGTTGTCCGTTTTTGTACTAAAGGTGTTTTTTGTCTTTGCTGTCTTTTGACCCACAAAACGAAGGCCAAACTTAGCTGCTGCCCGTCCAGCGTATTCGTATGCGGAAGATGCACTTACGGAACCGCTTCTTTTGTCTCTTTTCATTCTTTGAATAGATTTATTACATATTGCTAGTGAAACACGAGGAGAACCTCCGTCACCAGGGCCAACACTGACGTCGGCTATTTCGTACCTAGTACCCCGATACCAAATATCTCGACGAGGAACAAAGTAATTCATTTCTGTCATTCTGTAACCAGGGTCAACAAGTTCTATATTTACTTGAGAGTTGAGGTCCATACTCCAGTTGACTTCAATATTAAGTATATTGTTCATGAAAGTTAGTTGAGCTAAATCATCATCAACATCTGCTAGTCGAACTATTCCAGAAAATGGAGCATTGCGTATGTATTCTTCTCCGTACTCCTTCGCTAATGATACTGGAGCCCAATTGTCAGCGCCAGGGATTTGAGTGTTGTCAAAAACCCCATGAATCTGAATGGCAACGTTTAATTTTTTTACGTATTTTTCGGCAGCTTTTACT